TGGGCGGGGCGGAGAACGCTGCCAAGCTCATCCGAGGCACCTCCAAGTGGGGGCAGGCGTTGATCGAGTACTGGATGAACTCCATCCTGAGCGGCCCGGTCACTCACGCGGTCAACATCACCTCGAACCTGTTGACGACCTTCTGGGTCCCGATGGAACGTGGTCTTGGCTACACCATGCGGGGAGACCTTCAGGGTGCCTTCAGGCAGTCGATCGGCCGATACCTCGCCATGGCCAACCAGTTCACGGACTCTCTGCGTCTGGCCCGGGTCGCGTTCATGGGTGACGAGAACATCCTTGAACAGGGAACCCGTGCCGGTCTGGTGGAGCTTCCCGGGGGCACCAGAGCCATCTCTGCCGAGAACCTTGGCGGAGGAGCGGCGACCGAATGGATCGGGAAGTTCCTGAACCTTCCGACACGCTTCCTTGCGGCCGAGGACGAGTTCTTCAAGCAGTTGAACTACCGGTCCCGTGTCCAGACCGAGCTTCAGATCGAGGGCATGGCCCGGTTCGACGGGGACTCGGAAGCCGCCGCACGGTGGGCCACCGAAAGATTCTCGAAGATGATCGAAGACGGCAAGGCCTACACCGAGAAGGAGATCCTTCGCCGGGCCCATGCCGAGGCGAGCAAGCGTGGTCTGAACAACCCCGCCCAGCGTGGGAGATTCGTCGCCAAGTACATGCGGGACCCGGAGAACTGGGACCCCCGTCTGGGACTGATCTCCCAGCGTGCCTTGGGAGATGCCCGGTACTCGACCTTCACGACCCCGCTCGACCCGAACTACGGGCTTCCGAATCGACTTGCAACAGCGTTCCAGAAGGTCGTCGAAAGCGTTCCGTTGATGCGGTTCCTCCTGCCGTTCATTCGGACCCCAACGAACCTGTTGAACTTCACGCTTGAACGAATGCCGGGCATCAACCTCCCCCACAGCCGCAGACTGTGGAAGGACACCGAAAGGAACCTGATCGATCCCGCACAGAAGGCCGACATCATTGGGCGGTTCTCTGTCGGTCTGGGCATCGTGTCCACAGCCATCGCCGGGTATGCGTCCGGTGCCATCACTGGCGGTGGTCCTGTGGAACGGGACCGCCGGGAACTGTGGGAATCCTCCGGTTGGCGTCCGTATTCGATCAAGATCGGCGACAAGTACTACTCCTATCGCCGGTTCGATCCGTTCGCTTCGATCATCGGGATCATCGCTGACGCTATTGAACTGTCCCAAGACCTCAATCAGGGAGCGTCGGAGGAGGATGTCAGCGTGATCGACAATACCTTGTACACCCTTGTGTACTCGATTTCTCGCAACATCACCAACAAGACCTATCTGACCGGTCTCACGAACTTCGCAAACTCCATCTCCAACCCCAAGCAGTACGGCCAGAACTTCCTCAACAGCTTCAGCGGTTCGATGGTTCCGTTCAGCAGTGCCCTCGGTCAGTCCACGGGTCTTGCAGAGGACGAACCGCTGTTCCGAGAAATCAACGGAATGCTGGACGCCATGAAGTCCAGAATCCCCGGTGTTGCCGGTGAGTTGCCTCCTCGACGGGACCTGTTCGGTCAGCCGATCCGGCGCAACCGCAGGGGTCTCCTGTCTGCCGGTGGAGTGGTCCCCGAGGACAGCCCGTTGACCATGTTCTCTCCGTTCGAGTATTCCGAGGTCACCAACGACAAGATCGCGAACGAGCTTCGTCAGTTGGACCACCCGTTCGACAGGCCCAACCCCCAGCGAGGGGGAGGAATCGACCTTCGGGAGTTCACCACCGACGAGGGCCAGCAGGCCTATGACCGGTGGCTCCAGCTTCACGGAGAGATCACCATCGGGGGGTTGACTCTACGGAAGTACATCGAGAAAACGATGGCCACCCGGAGGTATCAGACCATGTCCCCGGTGTCCACGGATATGTACAAGTCCCCCCGTGTGCGGATTCTCAGGCGGATCGTGTCCCGTTTCCGGGAACGAGCCTTCGATCAGATGCTGAAGGAGTCCTCGGCTCTCCGCGAGGTCTACCGAGTCGATCAGGCCCGCCGTTCCGCTCTTCTTTCTGGCCAGCGTGCCGACGAACTCATGAACCTTGTGAGGTAACAGGATGGCTTATTCATACCAGACCCATACCCTGAACACAGGGACGGCGGGGCCATTCTCCTTCGCCGAGATCGACGGTTACCTGTCCATCGACCACATCAAGGTCTATGCGGATGGGACGCTGCAGAACACCACCGAATACACGATCGACGAGGTGAACAAGGAGATCACCTTCAACGCCCCGTTGAGTGTCGGCTCGGTGGTCCTGATTCAACGGCAGACTCCCAAGACCACCCTTGAACGGGAGGTCACGTTCACTTCGGGTGCCATCGTTCGCCCCGACGACCTGAACACCGCTCACCTGCAGACGATGTTCATCGCTCAGGAGACCGAGGATCAGGCGATCAAGGACCCGCCAGCGGACGCCAAGAACGACGGGTTCGTTCTGACATGGGACACCCCGACCAACAAGTGGGTTGCTGCGGTTTCCACAGGAGGTGGGGGCGGGGGTAGCCTCGTTGACGGTACCTATGGGGACATTGAAGTCAGTGGGGGTGCTTCGGACTGGCAGATCCGTTCAGGCGTGGTGACCACCACCGAGATGGGCGGGGATGTCACGGCGGCTGGTAAGAACATGATCACCGCGGCCAGCGTGGCTGCGCAGAGGTCCCTGCTGGGTCTGGGGACCGCCTCGGTGTTCAACGTCGATTACTTTGCCATTGCTTCCCACACCCATGCCATCAGCGACATCACGCTGCTGCAGAACACGCTGGACGGCAAGGCGGCTGTGGGACACACCCACACCATCGCCAACGTCACGGGCCTGCAGACCGCTCTGGACGGGAAGGCCAACACCTCCCACCTTCACGCGATCTCGGATGTCTCTGGCCTGCAGACGGCTCTGGACAGCAAGGCCGCGGTCAGTCACACCCACAGCCCCGGAGACATCACCGGGCTGGCCACGGTCGCCACGACCGGTGCATACAACGATCTTTCAGGAACCCCAACGAACGCCACCACCTCGGTGGCTGGTCTCATGTCCGCATCGGACAAGACCAAACTCAACGGGATCGCTTCCGGTGCAGAGGTCAACGTCAATGCCGACTGGAACGCCAACAGCGGTGACGCCGAGATCCTGAACAAGCCCACGATTCCCGTGAATCTCGGGGACCTGTCCAACGTGTCCTCGGCAACCCCCACCTCCGGGCAGGTCCTGAAGTACGACGGGACACAGTGGGCTCCCGGAACCGACGCGACTCAGGGAGGCGCAGGGACCGATGCCGATCTTCTGGATGGTCAGGACGGCACCTACTACCTGAACCGGGCGAACCACACCGGCACTCAGGCCATCTCCACTATCACGAACCTGCAGAACTCTCTGGACGGCAAGGCCGCTGTCAGTCACACCCACACCCTCGCGGATGTGACCGACTCGGGAACAGCGGCGTCTCGCGATGTCCCGGCCTCGGGCAACGCCATCACGACCGAGGTCGTCCTAGGGAACGACACCCGTCTGTCCGATGCCCGTACCCCGACATCGCACACCCACCCCATCAGCGATGTGGTGAACCTGCAGACCGAACTGAACGACAAGGCCGACGCGACCCACAGCCACATCATCGGGGATGTCACCGGTCTTCAGACGGCTCTCGACGACAAGGCCGACGACACCCACACCCACCTGATCGCTGATGTGACCGGTCTGCAGAACGCGCTGGACGGCAAGGCCGCGTCCAGCCACACCCATGCCATCAGCGATGTCACCAACCTACAGAGTGAACTCAACTCAAAGGTCTCCTCGGGTGTCTACAGCATCCACACCCATCAGGTCACCGGCAACTATGCAGGCCACATCGAGACCCCGTCCGACAAGGACTACTACATCGACCTCGACTGCCCCGCGATTCGGACCCTGACCAAGTTCACCGCCGTCACCGACAGCGGAACCTGTTCAGCCACCGTCTACATCGGTGCCACTCTGGTGGGGACTGTGAACGTCAGCAGCAGCATCGTCGCCTTCACTCCGTTCTTGAACAACACCACGGCTGTCGGGGATGTCGTCAAGGTCGTCATCAGCAGCAACAACTCCGCCTCAGAACTCAGGTTCTCCCTGAGGTACACCCAGAACACAGGTACTCCGTGATGGCTGTAGGAAACTGGCAACACTGGCCCGGTGGAGCCGCTCCGCCACCTCCGCCGTCCAACGAGATCCCTTGGACTCCTAGGCAGTTGGCTTCCACCGCTTTCTGGTTCGATGCTACAGACACGACCTGCTTTGCCAACAACGAGACCGTGGTGAAGAGTTTCTCCAAGGTCGGAGACTACACCCTTACCGGACAAGGCACCTATCTTGAATCTGGGTTCCTCGGCAACCCGACAGTGTCCTTCAACGGTACCAACGACTTTCTCAACACCAACGGAGGGGACATCCTCAACGGGGCCCCTGATGCGTGGGTGTTTGTGGTCCACACCATTGACAACGGCTCCTCAAACCCGTTTCTCTTCCACCTGAGCGATACCAGTTCTTCAAATGCCCTGTTTTCGATGCAGCCCAGAAGCAGCGGATTGATCTGGTTCAGGGTTCAGGGCTCTGCAATCTCAAACACAAGCGGGGGGTCTTCCGCTCCCGGTGAATACATCACCGGAATGAGAACCGCTGGCGCGACTTTGCATGCGTACCAGAACGGAACCGAACTGACTCTGGGCACCCCCACAATCACCTCTGGTTTTCCGGCGACATCCAACGCCTTGATCGCGATCGGGAACGACAACTTTGGAAACCATCTCGATGGAAATGTTTCCGAAGTTGTTGTTGGCAACGGCACGCTTTCTGACGCTGATCGGGAAAGGATCGAAGGCTACCTTGCCCACAAGTGGGGACTTACTTCTTCACTTCCTGCGGCTCACCCATACAAATCCTCCGCTCCCACCATCTTGACCCCGTTCCTGCCCTCGGATGTCTCTGGGCTGGCCGCGTGGTGGGACCCGACCACCTTGACCAGTCAGGCTGTGGGCACCGAGGTCACTTCTCTGCCCGATCTGGGTCCCCGAGACCTAGATCTCATTCCCGACACCCGACAAAGCAGCACAGGGCCGATCCTGTCCACGACAAACGGCCCGAACAACCGGCGGTATCTCGACTATGCGTCTAAAGACACCCTGTGGAAGAACTCTCCCGAAGAATACTTCTACAACAACGTCGCAGGCGGGACGATCTTCGTCGTCAGCCGCAACGACACGTTGGACGGACAACTCCATTACATCTATCTGATCGGGACCGAATCCGGCGGTCCTATCAATAGCGACCAGAGAGCGGCTTTCCTGAAGTGGACCACAGGGGACCCCTCATTTTTCGGTGGCCGCGTCCCCGACAACGCAAGTGCCCAGTGGGTTGTGGGGCCGAACCCCATGTCCACCAGTTGGGCACTGAACTGCCAGCGGTTCGATTATTTGAACACCACCGCCGAGAACTTCCTGAACGGGGCCTTGGAGTTCTCGACCACCTCGTTTCAGACATCCACCCGCACGACGGCTGAAGGCTCGCGGTATGTGCTTCTGGGTTACCGAGTCAACGACGGAACCAGCCCTCACCTCTGGTTCGAGGGAGGCATCGCCGAGGTCGTGGTCTACGACCGCACACTGAGCGACGACGAGCGTGAGAAGATCGAGGGCTACCTTGCCCACAAGTACGGGCTGACTCTTCCTGCGGCTCACCCGTACTTCTCCGAGCCGTTCGGTGGTGCCCTGTGGCACCCTGCGGAACTGGGAACAGCCGTCACCCGCCTTGAGGCCGACACTCTCGGTCTATCTGACGGTGACACCGTGAGCAGTTGGCCAGCGGTCGCCGGGGAGTCTTATAACGCCGGGTCCGGGATCACCTTGGACGAAAATGCTCTGGTCAAGCCGGTTGTATCAAACGACGGTCTGACCTCCAGCATCTTCATCGGAAACAGCAGCCTTGCCACAGACTGTGCAGGCTTCTCCGTGTTCATCGTCACTGTTCCCAGACAGGCGTCTGTGGAGTATGTCCTAGTCAGCCGCTTTTCCCACAACGGGGAACGGTTCATCATCAAGGGCGTCGGAGGGACGTTCAACCTGACAAGCCACAAGGGGCAGTCGGTCTCGGGAAACGACATCGCTGGAAACACCGCCACCATCACGGGAGGGACCGAGGTCGTCGGGGACGCCTACATCCTCGGAGGAATCGCCGACATCGGGACCGATTTGACTCTCAGCGTAAACGGGACCACCTTCGTCAACTCGTCCTTCGGGAACCCCGGAGACACCTTCAGCGATGTCGTGGCCCAGAAGGCTGGTTTCGGGACCAACAAGTACGCTAACTCTCCCGATGCCGTGGACTTCGGTGAAGTCATCGCCGTGAACCGGGCCGTCACCGACGACGAACGTGAGAAGATCGAGGGCTATCTGGCCCACAAGTGGGGCCTGACAGCCAGCCTGCCCGCCGCCCATCCGTACAAGACCTCTCCGCCCACCATCTAAGGAAACACATGCGTACTCTTGAACACCATGTCGCCATCTCGGACGCCATCGAGGCCATCTCCGCCCGCATCGCGGCTCTCCAGAGCAACTTCAGTCAGGTCGCCCAGCGTACTCCTGTGGACGACGCACTGATCGACCTGCTGACCGAGCAGTCTCAGGGTCTCCTGCAGGCCGCTCAGGCTCTCAAGCTGGTCGATTACACGCCTCCGGTCCCCACCGAGCCCATCGATTCCCCCGGAGCCTGAGGTGAACCATGTCCGACCCCAGCAATGAGCAGATCTTTCTGGCCTTGGGCCGTCTTGAGGGCAAGGTCGATTCCCTCATGCACCGAAGCGTTCAGATCGAGGAGCATCTCGACAATCAAGACAAGCGGATCAGGAACCTTGAGCATTACAAGCACTTCCTGTTGGGCATCTCCGCTGCCGTGGGGGCGGGCAGTTCCTTTCTCATGAACATGATTCAAAAGACCATGGGAGTCTGATATGGCGATTTCAAAGGTAGATACTTTCGATCTTGGGGACTTTACCGCTATCAGCGGGGCCCCAAGCCTCTCAGAAGACGAAGTCCGAATGACACAGGGCGAAGCGATCGCCAGCCCTACTTACCAGTTGAAGAACACCGGTGGACGCTTCAAGGCCCGTTTGGCTCTGAACACGTTGTCTGGTTTGGTTCTTTCTGTTCAGGGGCGACTGGGACCGGGCGATGATTTTCATGTGATCACCTCGTCCGGGTCTGGTGGCCGTATTTCAGTTACCCCTGAAAATGTGATGCCGGAAATGAGAATCATCATGACCAAGACCACATCCGGGGCGGTCACTTATACACAGACCGGAGCAGTCTGCCTCGGAGAAGTGTGATGGACGACAAGGAACTGCTGAACAAGCTGCACTCCAGCCTGATCGAGGTCCTGATCGAGAAGATCAAGAACGGGGAGGCGTCTGCGGGTGACCTTGGGGTGGCCCGGCAGTTCCTGAAGGACAACGGTGTGGATGTCTCTGCCAAGAACTCCGAGCCGATGCTGCGGTTGAACGAGGTTCTCCCGTTCGACCCTGCGGAGGATGATCTTGAAGAAGAATGCGCCTAATCCGAGAGTTCCTGAGGGCCTCCAAGACTTCAGGAACTTCCTTCATGTCACTTGGCAGCATCTGGGTCTGCCCAGTCCCACACCTGTCCAGTACGACATCGCCCGGTATCTGCAGACCGGCCCACGGCGTCTGGTGATCGAGGCGTTCCGTGGGGTGGGTAAGTCCTACATCACCTCAGCTTTCGTCGTTCACCAGCTTCTGCTGGACCCCGCCAAGACCATTCTGGTGGTCTCTGCGTCCAAGCAGCGTGCCGACGACTTCTCCACGTTCACCCTGAGGCTGATCGAGGAGATGCCCATTCTCCAGCACCTGAGGCCCAAGGAGAACCAGAGGTACTCCAAGATCGCCTTCGATGTCGGACCTGCTCCTGCCCAGCACGCTCCCAGCGTCACCAGCAAGGGAATCACCAGCCAGATCACCGGGTCCCGTGCCGACCTGATCGTGGCAGACGACATCGAGGTACCCAACAACTCCATGACTCAGGTCATGCGGGAGAAGCTGGCCGAGAGCATCAAGGAGTTCGACGCGGTCATCAAGCCCAAGGGGCGGATCGTCTATCTGGGCACCCCCCAGACCGAGAACTCCATCTACAACGTCCTGCCAGACCGTGGATACGAGATCCGCGTCTGGCCTGCCCGTAGGCCCTTCGAGAAGCAGGAGGTGAACTACGGCAACCGTCTCGCCAAGATCGTCCTAGACGCCCCTGAGGGCTCTGTGGTGGACCCTGACAGGTTCACCGAGGACGAACTGGTGGAGCGTGAGTTGTCCTTCGGTCGCTCAGGGTTCGCCCTGCAGTTCATGCTGGACACGACCCTGTCCGATGCCAACCGATTCCCGCTCAAGATCAACGATCTGGTGATCATGGACTGCAAGGGCGAGAACGGGCCCGAGAAGGTCGTCTGGTCCTCGAATCCCAGCCTGATCAGGACCGATCTCCAGTGCGTCGGGTTCAACGGGGACCGCTACAGGGGCCCTGAGGCCACCGTGGGGGACTGGATCGAGTACGGAGGGGCTGTTCTGGCCATCGACCCCGCTGGACGGGGCAAGGACGAGACCGCCTATGCGGTCGTCAAGATGCTGAACGGGTTCCTGTACGTCCCCCAGTGCGGTGGAGTGCCCGGAGGCTACTCCGAGGTCACCCTGCAGCGTCTTGCGGACATCGCCAAGGCCAATAAGGTCGCCCAAGTGGTCATCGAGGCCAACTTTGGGGACGGAATGTTCACCGAACTGATCAAGCCCTACCTGTTCAAGACCCATGGGTGTGCTGTTGAAGAGGTAAAGCACTCGATCCAGAAGGAAAAGCGGATCATCGACACCCTTGAGCCGGTCATGAACCAGCACAAGCTGGTCATCGACCCCTCTGTGATCACCAACGACATCGAATCAGTCAAGGAAATGCCCCCGGAACAGGGCCTGAAGTACCAGTTGTTCTACCAGATGTCTCGCATCAGCCGGGACAAGGGCTCTCTGGCCCACGACGACCGTCTGGATGCCCTGTCCATCGGGGTTGCCTACTGGGTCGAGAGGATGGCCATGGACGCCGACAGGCGTATGAGAGACCGCAAGAGCAACATGCTGGACAAGGAACTGAGCAAGTTCATGGAATCAGTCCGAAAGGGTCCCTTGGTCGTCTCAAGCCAGCCCACGGACACCCTTTGGTTCTAGGAGGCTTCATGGACTATGTACGGGTGGGGGCAATCGACATCAAGATCGACCACAGGGCGACCATGGAGGACCTTGGAGAGTACATCTCAGGCCCCGAGTACCTGATCCGGCTGTCGGACCAGTGCCCGGAGCCTGTCAAGACCATGGTTCTGGTCCATGAGATCATCCATGCCCTGTCGGACCAGTACGGTCTGGAGTTCTCAGAGAAGACCGTGAGGGTCCTAGAGACCGCTGTGACCCAGATCATCCGAGACAAGACTGACATGAAGCCGATCAAGAAGCCCGGTCTGTACGCCAACATCCATGCCAAGCGGAAGCGGATCAACAAGAGCCTGCGGGCTTGGAAGTGCTGAGATGCCCAGAGACTACAAGAAGGAATACCGAGAGTACCAGAGCCGTCCCGAGCAGATCAAGAACAGGTCCAGCCGGAACAAGGCCCGCCGCAAGATGGCCAAGAGAGGC